TATATTGCCTATCTCCCCATGTACCAATATAAGATGTCCATGTAGCTGATTGTCCTGACCATACAACAGATGTTGAACCAGGATCTACAATTCCAGGACCAATGTGATAAATATTAGGCAAATCACGAAAAGTAAATGAGTTATTAACATAGTTATAAATTAGTGCTTTATTGCAATATTGTGAACCGATACTAGGGTAACACACCCACATTTCAGATTGTTGAACATTGTGTGTGCAAAAAGTTAAGTTGTAGTAGGCACTATTAATATCATCGAATAGCTGTCTTTTAATTAAATCAGTAGCTACAGACTTTTTAGATACTCCATTGTGTACGATTAAATCACCTTGAGTTACAACAAAATGATTTCCGTCAAATTCTGCTATACAGTTTCTTGTTAATACACCTGTATCGTTAAATAGCTTTTGGAAACTAAATACAAGGTTTCCACCTATATAGTTAGCTAACCATGTAGAGTTTTCTTTATATATAATAAATGATTGTTTAAGAGCCAATCCATCTACAATAAAATCTGATTCATCTCCTATAGTTACAGAACCTGCATCATTAGTTGCTGATGCTGTCCAAGAAGAAGGTAATGCAAAGTTTTCTGCTGCGTCTCCCCATCTAACTTTATTAGGAAGTTCTGTGCTACTTTCTGTAAGATTAAGTGCCATTAGATAGTTACCAAATGCTTTTATAGTCTTGCAAGTTGTATTTGATGGCCAGTTAGTTAAATCGCTAAAGTTACTTGCACCTGTCGTTGCTAACACTTGTGGATCATCTACTCCATTACATAGAATAGGTAGACCGTTATAGATAGTTCCTGTCCAATTACCTATTGTAGTTAGATTAGTTGAGTAATCGCCACCTGATGACCTGGTAAAATCTGTGTGTGTACTACTTCCACTTTGTCTGTAAATCTTTGCTGTACCTGCATAATACCAAAATATGTTTGTACCTGATGCCCAATTAATAACAAAATATGGGGCTACTGTTGGTGTGCCAAATACCTGGTCATGTCCTTTAATCTTTTTAGCTGCATTATCTGCAAATCTAACATTAGATGCTTCTGAATAAAACTCAGGTGGCAATACAGTATTATTTGTATCTTTAACTAAACCTTTAGGTGCAGGTGCTACAAATGTAGCCATTAACTGTCCTCCAATACCGTTATTTTAGTTTTTAATGCTGACTCTGTAGTCATAGCATCAACATCCTTTGTAATGTCTCTTAGTCTTTGTTTTTCAGTAATTATAGCTGTTGTATCAGCAGATGTTTCTTGTGCTTTTTGAAACAAAATATCTTGTGCTTCTAGCAAAGGTTTTCTATCTAATCTTAGTTTTTCTTTTACTATTACTTTTGCTTTTGTTATGTCAGTTATTATTGCCATTTCCATGCATCCCTAAAAGTTCTATCTGTTGGTATTTCTGATTTATCTACAATGTGATAAGTCAATCCTGTTGGCACATCTTTTTGTGCTAATTGTTCTATGGTCATTTCGCCCATATCTACTGGTATTATAATACCTATTGTTCCATCTGAATTTATATATACTATTCTTTTGTCCATGTTTTACCTCATGTAAACTACATTAATATAAGCGTCATCTTTTTGAGCACCACTACTAGAATCTTCTAAATTAATAAACAAAGCAGATGTACTATTTTGTACAGCTATAACATTAGTATCTTCACTAGAACTTGCAGTATCATTGTTTGACGATGTTGCTACAACAGCACCATTGACATCAGGTGTTGTTACAGAAAGATTGACTGTAAATTTTCCCGTTCCTCTATCTCCTATACTACTTACTCCACCACTTGCTCTAGCAGCAGGTGTTCCTGAACCATTAAAGTTTACCCATGCTCTAGGGCCATAAGCAGTTACAACAGAACCATAACCTGAATTAAATTTTAAGTTACCACTAGAATCTAGTCTCATACGCTCTGTGCCATCGACATTGAATATCAAGTTACTAGAAGCAACTTCATTATTTTCATCTGCCCCTATAACTAGGTTAGTTGTGCCACTTGAAACAAAAGTATGATCTGCTCCTGATGATGCTGTAAGAGTTAAGTTTCTAAAACCTGTTACATCTTTACTTGCATCAGCAGTTACGGCTTTTGACGCTTGAACAGTCCCGAGTGTCGTTACATCTACATAATTAAGTTCTGTAGTGTTTGCTGTAACACCATCAAGTAAATTCAATTCTGTGTGTGTAGACGTAACAGCATTGCTCAAGTTTGGAAATGTAGCTTTTACTGTCGATTTAATTAATCTTAAATGGTCATCACCCTCAGATACGGCATCACCTGCTGTAGGGTTTGAGCTGTTAAGACTGTCTATATATGTTCCTGTTTCTAGTCCCATTATTTAGCTCCTTATCTTTTTGTTATTTGTTAATTTTGCATATACTTGGTAAACCCAACATAGGTCTTCCATCAAATAAATTTTCATTTGCAAACTCTCCGTTAATTTTATTGTAGTGTAAAAACACTTGACCACACAAATTACCATTAAATGGCTCTCTCCAATGTTCTAAATCGCAACCTGAGTAAATTAACATATCCCCTACATTTAAATCTACTTTCTCGCCACTCATGTATATATCCCATTTATCACCACCCAAATGTAATGTTCCTGATATTTCACAACTTGGTCTATCTTTGTGTTTTTTTAATTCAGAACCTTTTTCATATACTCTGGTATAAGCATATGTTGGTAGTAAATCTAAGTTAGTTTCTTTTTTGACTATTGGTAAAGTTTTCATAAGTAATGTTTCCATAACGCCATTACCATACTCTGAGTATATATTCGGTGCTTGTTTATCTGTCCAAATGCCATAATGCGTGTTGTATTCTACAATATTATTACTATACATATAGTAAGCACAATCTCTCCTCATTAATAGATAGTTTAAGATAAAGTTTGCTAAGTCATAAGATATTGCATTTCTTATAACTTGATACTTAAACATACATACCTTTTTGTAAAAAATTAAATGATATAGATATTCTTAGTTCATCAGATTCATTAGCATCTACACAATGTGTAACCCATGATGGAAACATAATCAATCTACCTGCTATAGGTTCATAGCTTGTTTCTCTATGTAATCTATCAGGTGGTACTCCCTCTTTCATTTTTGGTCTAACCATAGCTGCAGATGTTCGTGGATCATCTATTCTTAGATTTCCACAGTTTTTTGGTGCTTTTACATAATAAACACCTGACCATAAAGAGTTAGGATGTATGTGTGCTCTATTCATACCACTTTTAGGATTAACATTTGCCCACATACTACCTAAGAATGGTTCACCGTCTAAATGTTCTTGTTCATAAATTATATGTTGTGCTTCATACAAACCATCTACTATTTTTTTATACTCAGGTCTTGTGTGCATATTTGTATTAGAGTGCCAACCCTTGACATTAGTTTTAGAAACTCCTTTATCTTGATTTACCCACTCTAAAATGTTTTTCTCTAACTGTTCGTTTAATGATGGATCATTGTGGTCGAATATATAAATAGGTGTAGGAAAAAGTAAATCTCTGTTCATCTAAATGGTGTACCTCCAAACCAAACGACTAAAGATTTTCTTACCCCTTTGGTTACAGGTGTCACTCTATGACTAAGAAAAGATGCAAAAAATATACCTTGTCCTTGTTTAATAAATACTTTTTTATTTGGCTCAACCAATTCTAATTCACCACCTTCAAACTCACTTTTATGGTTTAGTAATAAAGACATTGATATCTTTCTTACAGGTGGTTCTTTCTCACAGCTAACAGCAGAATCCATGTGCCAATTATAATAACCACCATCAGAATACTCTGTATACTGTGCTTGTTCTGTTAGTTGCATCCCATCAAAACCAAAATGATTGAGATTAGTTCTGTGCATAACAGTCTCTAATTGTCTATACATTGGCTCTAACATACCAAATGGAATCCAAGATACATGACTTAATCTTGTTCTGTCGTCTCTTACGTTATCACCTAATCCTACTGTGCCTGTTGTTCTCGGTTGAGAACGACCTGTTTCTATAATTTTATTACATTGCTCAGGTGTAAATACAGGAGTTGTGGTTTCTGCAACATATGATTTCCAACGGGGTTCGGTTATAGAACGAGGTTGATTGTAAAATCTAAACTTATCACTCATGTAGTTTTTTTTGTTTATTCTCTAATTCGCCTGATTTTTTTATTCTTTGTAATGATTTTAATTGACCTAGTACATTAAACTTATCTGAGTTTGACGAGTGTTCTGTCAAGTTTTGAGCTTTATCTGCATACTGTCTTCCATAAGATTCTAACTGATGTTCATTAACATCTTGTGTATTGAATGTGCCATCATCATATTCTGATTTTAATTTAGACCACATCTTTAACTCTCTTACCCTATGATATGCAGTCTTTTCCATAGATGCTTTTTTATATCTGCACTCATCTAATTCTATTTCAAGAACGGCTAGTTCATGCTTGTCTGTTTCTGTTTGTAATTGGTCTTCTACTTTATTTATTTGTGCTTGATTTCTTCTATGGTCGAAAGATAATGCCATAAGATTATCTAGGTAACTTGCTTGTTCTCTTACACATTGCCAATACTTAGAAGCATTTGTTGGACAACGGTTGTCTTGCAATACAGAAAATCTTGCTTCTGTTTCTGTACGAAACATTTGTTTTTTTATCCAAGTATCTTTCAACTCAGATGTCATTGACTGAAATGCTTTTAAATCTTCTGTATCTAAAAGACTATTGAGACTTTCACTTTCTTTTTCTATGAGTTCAGTTAAGTTTTCTTTGCTCATTCAATTTTTATCCTCATGTTTTTGAAACAGTTTCTACACCATCTGACTTTGTAAATTCTTCTGTTGCAGGGTTATCGCTTACTCCACTTGCTACTAAACCGAGTGCTTGTGTTCCTGAACCTGCTGTATAATATCTTCCTGTTGCTAAATCTGCAACTTCTGTCCAAGCACTTCCGTTCCATTCTTCTGTTAAATCAAAATTAGATGGAGATGGATTGTATCTGCCCATAGCAAGTGCTTCAGTTGATGTTCCACAACCACTTCCTAGTCTACCACCTGTATTCGTATCAGCGACTTCTGACCATGAACTTCCATTCCATGATTCGCAAAGTTGAGTTACAGTTCCATTACCAACATTATCTCCCATAAATAATAAAGCATTTGTGTTAGATGAACCTGCACTACTTCCTGTTTTACGTGCTGTGTTTTGGTCTCCTACTTCAGACCAAGCACTTCCATTCCAAGATTCTGTTTTTGCACTTAATCCCCCTGAATCTTCACCTGAAAAAGCTAGTGCTGATGATTGTGTTCCTGCACCACAATGAAAATCTTTTGCTGTATTCATGTTTGTGGTTTCTGACCATGCACTTCCATTCCATGATTCTACATTAGCTGTAATTGGAGCTCCACCAAAAGCTAAACCTGCACTTTGTATACCTGCTCCTGCTATCTCATCTTTTGCTTCATTCAAATCACCAACCTCTGACCAAGCACTTCCATTATAGCTTTCTACAATACTTTTTTTTGTGCTGAATCCTGTATTGCCACCAAAATATATAGATGCTGACTGTAATCCAAACATGCCACCACTCATTCTACCTGTATTCATATTACCACCACTTGCCCATGAACCTGCACCTAGTGGTGCTTTGTATTTTAAAAGGTTAGAAGTTGTGTTGTACCATACTTGCCCTATTATAGGATCAGAAGGATCTGATGATACTATTGGTATATTTAATCCATGTTTATCTCTATAACTTGCCATGTTGAATTATTCTTCTAAAGTTATATCTACTGGTCTGAATCCGATTCTTTGTTCTTTCTCTGATAAAGTTTCACCTGATTTATTGTCGTTATCCCATGCTGTTTGTTGTGTACCTATGTCTGCATCTACTAACGCTTGTGCTTCTGCTCTTGTTTTTACAGTACCTAATACTTTGTTAATCCACAAGTTTGCATCTTTGTTATTGATAGGTAATCCCCATACATTTGCAGGATATCCAGTAAAAGTTATTTTATTAGATTCATCATGTTCAATAAATCCTTTACCCCAACACTCTGCTACACAATATCTATAATTTGCCATGTTATCCTCATGTTGTTGATATAGTTTCTACACCATCCGTTTTTGTCCATTCTTCTGTGTTGTTCATATTTACAGTACCTGGACTTTGTTGTCCACCTGCTAACAAACCTAATGCACTTGTACCTGAACCACCATTAGTAAAGTATCGACCTGTTGCAAGATTATTTACTTCAGACCAAGATGACCCATTCCATTCTTCTGTATTAACAAAATTAGAGGGAGATGGATTATAACTTCCACATGCTATTGCTGATGATGTATCTCCAAAGCCACCACCATATACTTTGAATACATTTAGGTTTGCTGTTTCTGACCAACTGCTCCCATTCCATGTTTCGGTATTAACTGTACCTGCATTGAGGTTAGGTGCTGTACCACCACCAAAACATATTGCTTCTGAATTAGAAGTACCACCACTTGCACCCTGTTCTCGCCCTGAATTTAAATCAGCAACCTCTGACCAAGATGTGCCATTCCAACTTTCGCATAGTGGTTCTTTTGGAGCACCTTCACCACCAAATGCTAATGCTGAAGATTGTACTCCACCACCCATGTGATTATGTCTAGCTGTGTTCATGTCATTAACTTCAGTCCAACTTGAGCCATCCCATGTTTGAGTGTTACCTGTATCAGGAGCACCTCCGAATATAAGACCTGAACTAGATGTTCCTGCACCTCTTAATGAAGTTCTATTAGCAGGTAAATCTGTAGTTTCTGACCACGAGCTACCATTGTAGCTTTCAACAAAAGCTATTTTTCCAGGACCAGGTGCTAATGTACCACCTCCATATAAAGATGCAGATTGTGTTCCAAAAGATGCTCCTCTTGTTCTACCTGTGTTTAGGTTACCACCAGTAGCCCATGTACCTGCACCTAGTGGTGCTTTGTATTTTAATAAATTAGTAGTTGTGTTGTACCATACTTGTCCTGTTATAGGATTGCTAGGGTCAGATGAAACTGCCTGAACCTTTAACCCATGTTTATCTTTATAAGTAGTCATTATTTATTCTTTATTAACCAACCTTTAGTATCATCTACAAATACTAAAGTGTTACCTGCTCCTTCAACAGAAATTGTTAAATCACTTGCAGCACCTTCTATATTCTTGCCATTTCTTCCAATAGTCAAATTATTTGTATCAAATGTACTAGCATAATCTTTGAAAGCAACTTCATCTCCTTGCGATGGAGAACTAGGTAGTGTTAGTGTAAATGCACCACCCGATGTGTTTGCAAAAACACCCTCACCTGCTGATGCTGTATATGCACTCGTTTTGACTGCTACCCAACTTGTGCCACCACCACCACTAGCTTCTGCCCATTTTAATCCTGTTGCCTCGCCACTATCTGCTGTCAATACATAATTATTTGTTCCTACAGAAAGTGTCGATGGATTTCCTGAACCATCACCTGCTAGAAGATGTCCTTTAGTAGACATATCAACTGCTGTGACTGCTGATGTGCCATTACCAATCAAAACGCCATTTGCTGTTAAACTTGTTGCTCCAGTACCACCACTTCCTACTACAAGAGTAGATGATAATCCTGCTGCATTTCCTGTACATGAGCCTGAACTTCCTGAAGCATTACCAGTCACGTTTCCTGTCAAAGCACCTGCAAAACCTGTTGCTGTTAGTACCCCTGAATTCGAGTTAAAAGTTAAATTTGTTCCTGACTTGGGAGGTAAATCTCCTGTTGCAGCAGTTGTAAATAATACATTGCAAGTAGTATCTGTCGATTCATCGGCTACAGTAACTGCTGTTGCTATCGCTGCTGTACCACTTGTACTTTGGTTTCCTGATGTATTAACACCTGGTAGATCAATACTAGCAGAGCCATTAAAAGATACGCCACCTATGTTTCTTGCTGTTGCTAAAATCGTTGCTGTTGCTGCATTTCCTGTTGTGCTTCCTGATGTGCCTGAAGTATTCCCAGTAACATTTCCTGTGAGGTTTCCAACAAAGCTAGTAGCTGTTAAAGCACCTGTACCTGAGTTAAAAGCAAGATTACTTCCTGATTTAGGAGGTAAGTCGCCTGTAGCTGCTGTAACGAACAACGGAAAGCATGTCGTATCTGTTGATTCATCTGCGACCGTAATTGTTGTAGGCACATAAGTTGATGACGCTTTGCTATCTAACTGTGTTTGTATTGCAGAACTTACGCCATCTAAGTAACCAACTTCTGTTGATGTAACTGCTGATACTGATACATCTCCACTACCATCAGAGACCAATGCTCTTGATGCAGTCAAATCTGCCATCTTAGAAAAAGCTATTGCTGCACTAGAATTAACATCAGCATTTACTATAACGCCACTTCCGATAGCAGCAGTACCTGTCGTGCCTATAGATATATCTCCTGATATAACTACAGGGTTAAAATTTGTTCCATCAGCAATTAGGGCAGCACCACTTGTGTTTGTACCCATAGTCAGGTCATCGCCTGATATAGTTAAATCACCACTAATAGTTGCGTTTCCTGAAACTGTCAATGTTCCTGATGATGTCAAACTGTTTGCTGTCAAATCAGGCATGTTTGCTGCTACATTTGCGAGTGTTACAGCAAGTGTAGATCCATCTTGTACTATAGGAAATAATGCACTACTCGATGGTGTGGTGGTAGTCGATAATTCTGAAATCTTTTTAGTTGCCATCTATTGTATTGTCCATGTTGTTGTTGCAGGAGGAGATACATCTTGCCAATCTCCAGGTGCTATATTTGTCGAACCTTCTTGTTGTATTAGTTCGCCATTTTCTGTTGCTAATAAAAATAAATTGTCTTCTGTTTCTATATACCCTGCTGCTGTTTCTGATACTATTGTCCAAATAGTCATTAATATAATCCGTAATCAATTCTTGTTACAGGTGTCGTTCCTGAGTGTCTGTCTCTTTCATTTGATGTAATTATGTCTTGTTTTGCTCTGTCATAATAAGACTGCCAAACCTGTATTCTTTTATCATTTTGTAAATAAGGTTCTGCTTCTACCAATGAGCCATATAAATAAACGTCAGGGTGATGTGTAAGCATGTCATTAGTTGTATTTGAATCTGATAAAGCTGTAAAATGCTTGTAATACGATACTTCTATCTCATATACACCATCAGGTAACGGTCTTAATTCTATACTATTGCCTTTGATTGTATAGGCTTTAGGTGTTCCTCTCGAACTACCTGCATTAAGTCTGTCCATTATTTCAGGTGTAAGAAAGTCTAAAGGCGTTTTAGGATCTGTATTTAATTTAATATTACGCATAGCAACATAGTCATCTGGTAATGAATAAAATTCAGTACCTGCTATTGTGTTAGCTGTAACTCTAGTTTCCATTCTTCTTATCTTAAAATCTCTTTTGTGCCTTGTTTCTGCAAGTGCAATAAAATCAGGAATAATATCTGTAAGGTCAGTTCTGTCTAACCAACTAGCTATTGCTGTTTTGAGTCCTGCATAATTAGATATTGCCATTATATTATCCTAGATGTTGTCTTTAAGTACCTGTAATCAGGACTATTTAATAATTTTCTAACTGCTTCTTTGTGGTTTTTGTCGTATAAATCTACGCCAAACTTCTCTTTCCACTCATAATAAATTGTAACAGGAATCCTAGCAGATAAGCGAAATTCATCTCTTATACTGTGATCTTCCTGTTGCAATCTTTTATTGTTATCAAGTAGTTTAGTTAAATCAGGCGACCTATGATTGATTGCCCATTCACCTGAATGTTCTGAAAATAAAAATGTTTGACCATCTCCCAACTTTCTTTTCATTCACTAAGTTCCTCAATATATACTTTTGGTGAACCTGAAGCTGCAATAC